CCTCAACAACGAGAGACAGGGGGATTAGTACAGTCGTATGAGTCTGCACCTCCAAGTATGATAAATTTACCTACAGGTCAAAAAATGGGTAAAGCAGATACATTAGAAGATGCAGGAAGATATAAGACTGGTGGTATAAAAAAATATGAAACTGGTGGTGATTATTCTGAAGAGGAGATAGAAAATGCTTATGAAAATTACTCAATGGGTCGAGAACTGGACGATATGGATACGGGAGCCTTCGATTCTGCTGTTTCTTACAATCAATTTCAAAAACTAGCTAATACGCATGGTCTTGATCAAGCTGAGGGTTATTACTCAAACGAAGAAGGTAAAACAACGCAACCCTTTTCTAATTGGAAAAAGAGTAGTGCTAAAAAGTCAGTAAGTCAAGCTCAAATTCAATCTTGGAGTCAGGAAAGTAAAGATCAATATTACAATGAAATATACGGAGGTAATAAAATGATTTCTCCTACTGAAATGATGCAAATGGATCAAGCAGCTTGGGACAAAGCTAATCCTACTTATAATATAGATAAAGAAGAAAGAGAACTAGGTACATTTACATCAGAAGATTTAAGAGATTTTTCTGGAGCTCCTAAAAACTTTGAAACATCTACCTCAAAAAAACGTATGGGTCAATTTGGTAAAGCGTGGGCTGAAAATAAAACTGGAGATATAGGCGAGTTTGCGGGGGATGTAATGAATATAGCGGCAGCAGGAGTTGGTGGAACAATATTAGGTGTAGCTGGTGCACCACTTTTAGCCAATACTGCAAGGACTCTTGCACAGCCTATGTTAAGATATGGTGCTAATTCTCTTTCAGGATTCCGAAATGCGTTTGGTGCTACTCAAGGTCTAGGTACTACTGGTAGTGCTGGGAATTATTTATATAGAGGTAGGCAATTTATGTCTGGTTTATATAATGCATCAAAAGTGACAACAATACCTGGAGCGTACAATGCAGTAGGAAATCAAGCAGTTACTGAAATTAAAGGAGAAGGAGATCATAAAAACAGATTAAAAACTGCATCAAAACTAGTAGATCTTCATCCTGCGCTTAGTAAAGTTAAAGATTATACAAAAATTGCATCTGATGTAGCTTCTGGAGATTATACAAGTGCAGCTCTTAGGGGTACAACAACATTCCTTCCTGGATTTAAGAAAAGTCAGTTTGGAACAGGTATAAGACACCATACTACTAAACTAGTTAATAAATATTTAGATACTAAACCTGCAGATGAAAATGCTGGCATTATAGGAGATGCTCTTGACTTGGGAAAAACTATTAAGCCACCAACAAATACATTATTAGCAGACAAAGGTGAAGAAAAACCAGCACTAAAAAACGGTGGATTTAAAAAAAGAAAAAAACTCCAATATGGAGGAGTTGGAGGAAATTTAGTAATGGGGGCTGGAGTAACAGGAGTATCAGGCCAAAGAAACGATGTTCAACAAGCATATTCTCGTTCTCCGGAAATTGGCAAAATATTAGGTAATTTAGATTGGGGTGACGCTGCTAAAACATATCTTAATCAAACTTTTAATCCAACTAAATGGTTTGATGGTAAATCTGCAACAAAAGCAGCATACAATGAATTAGTACCTCTTAATGCTCGATTATTAATAGAGGATGTAATGGAAGAACAATTATTTAATAAAGATGCTGTATATGGTAAATACTCTCCAATTGCGTATTTACAACAATATCCATATATGGCAAAAGCAATGAAAACTATTGGTAAACATACTATCTTACCAGAGTATAAAAGCGAAACTACTGAAAAAGATTTATCTAAAGGAGAGCTTGAAGCTTTACAATCAGTTGTAGAAAATAGAAAGAAAAGTAATGTTTTACACTATAATGATTATCCAGGTGGGGGTGTTGGAGGGACATCTATGCTTGAAAAGATGACAGATAATAATACAGTTTTAGAAACTACTCTTGGCCAGTCATCTGTTAAAGAAACAGATCACGATTATACAATTAAAGATACGTTTGATTTTAATTATAATGCTTGGCAACAAAAAAACTATCGTGAAGGTAAAAGTGAAGATAATTTATATAATTATATTAGATGGCAATTTGCTCCTAAATATGGGTCTACAGGATCTGATGGCATGCCTATAAATATTAAACTTCCAAAAGTTGGAGATGGAACTAAGGTAACTAAGACTGGAGCTGCGCAATTTGATGAAGGTCCTAAATTTGCAAAAAAAGGTGGAGTAAGAAAAGGAAGTAGAAAAGTGTTATATAATAAAGTAAATAAGAAAAAATTTAAAAGAGTAAAAAGAACGAAATAATTTCTTAATTTTGTGCTCAACTAAACAATATATATATGGACCCAAATGAAAAAATACAACTAGATGACATCACATTTGATGATGTTATCGGTGGTGCAGGAGTTACAACTATCCCCGATGTGGAGACTCCGATAGATCCTCAACCTGAACCAGAGTTAGAGGAACTAGATGAGATAGATGAAGAAGATGATATTAGTGATGAACTTGGTATTGAGTCTGAAGATGATGATGACCAAGATGATGATGATTATGATGATTATGATGATGAGGAAGATGATGATGTAGATTACGATGATGATGAATATGAGGATGACGATGATGATGATTTAGACCCAGACGATTATAGAGACGACTCAGTTATTTCAGAAGTTATTGAAAAGTTAGGGTATGAAATAGATGATCCTGATTACTCAGATACTCCAGAAGGCATTGCAGAGTTAACTACAGATATAGCAAATCAAATTGCTGATGACAGAATTGAAGAAGTAATGGACGCTTTTCCTTTAGTTAAACAACATTTAGATTATGTTTTAGCTGGAGGTCAGTCTCAAAATTTCATGGAGGCTCACGATCCTAATGCGGATTATGGTCAATTTGAATTAGAAGAAACTGATGTAAAGACTCAAAAAGCTTTATTATCAAATTATTTTGCTACTAAAGGGCATGACAAAGAGTTCATTGAAGAAATGGTAAACGATTTTGAAGATACGGGAAAACTGTATGGAAAAGCTAATCAAGCAAAAACAGCATTAGCAAATTTACAAGACGCCCAAAGAGCTCAAATGGTAGAAGAACAACGTAGATCTCAAGTTCATAAAGAAGAACAATTAACTGAATTTTGGAATGGGGTTGCAGATACTATTGAAGATTCAGGAGAGTTTGCAGGAATTAGTGTACCAGATAGAGATAAAAATAAATTTTTTGATTATTTATCTACTCCTGTTACACGTGAAGGGTACACTCAAAGAGACATAGATCATCGAGATGCTGATATGGAAATAAAATTAGCAATAGATTATTTAATGTACTCAGGTTTTGACTTAGGTGGTTTAGTAGAAACAAAAGCTAAAACACAAAATGCAAGATCGTTAAAAGATCGTATTAGTAGAAATGAAGACCGTGTTAGAAACACAAAACGTTCATCTCGAAGAAAAGGCGGTAATGTAGATTTAGAAAGTCTAGATCTATCAATTTAATAATGGCAACTATCAAGGAAACTTGAATTTGTATATAACTTTAAAAAAATAATAAAAAATGGCAGTAAATGGAACTAACATAAGCGTCCAAAAGACGTTTTACAATGACTCACAGATGACTGATATGAACAGTCTATCTAATGCTTTGTTATCCAAGCCTACGGAATTGTCTCCGATTATTACTCATTTAGCAGGTAAAGATGACGCTAGATTTCCTCTATCTTTCTTAACGGAAGGTGTTGGAAACACTAAGTCTATTGAGCGTCTTGAGTATGAATATCGTGTGTCTACACATAGATTGAGAACAAGACCAGTAGCAGTGGTACCAGCATCAACAGCAAATTTAGGATTAGGAGGAGCAACTTTCGAGTTGGAATTTCCTGACAAACACTTCGTATTTCCATACGTATTAGTATCTCAATCAGGGGTGCAAGTGCGTATTATGAAAGAAGCTCAGCAAGTAGCTGGTGGATCTTCTTGGAAATACACATTACAATTAGTTAACCCAGCAGCTACGGCAACTATGCCGGCAGCAGATGTTGCAGCAGGAGCGCTTTTCGCGCAAATGTATGCACCAGTAGGAGTTGATTTCTCTAGAGGAAATGCTTCTAATTGGGAAACTCCAGGTTTAGTAAGAAACAAACTAACTACAGTTAGAAAATCTTACCACATGTCTGGAAACGCTAAAGATTTTGTAGCAGAATTCTCTTTACCAACTAAAGGTGGATCTACTACTAAACTTTGGATGGACTATGAAGAGTACTTACACATGCTTGACTTTAAAGAAGAATGTGAAATGTACTACTGGTACGGACAAAAAACTTATGATTC